GTAGGAGTACCTTCCCCGGTCATACCATTCTCCCATAAGTAAACAATGTTCCTGTTCACACCAGCACGTCCACGAGCCCTGATCTCAATATTCGAAGATCCACGATCATCGGTATCAAGGTCAAGGAAATAGAATGTGTTGCTCATGGCAAGTCCACCATTGGAAAGCCTGCGTGGGAATTTCTCTTCGTCATCCATCATCGGGTTCTCAACAAAGATTAACTGTTCCCCTGCAATATTCAGACGTTTGAAATTATATCCAATGGTAGGTTCTGCACCACCAGCCTGACTTGTCTGCTGTACAAGAGTTACAAGAGGCTGAGTTGCTGTTGCCCTTGCTGAAATAACAGAATCAGCATTCGACATTCCATCAGTACCGGTAACAACAATATATGTATTTCCGGAAATCCTGTTCTTTTTCTTCTTGATCTGTTTTACCATATCAACAAGGTCCTGATAGGTAGCCGTACCATCAGCATTTGAACAGTCCATATCGTTTGCTCCTTTTATCTGGGGAACAAATCCATCACCAGCAACAATATCCTGTCCCTCTTCATCCTGCATGGATGCATGAGTAAGAAGATTACCAAATGAATCTCTCATTGTGGATTCTCCCCACCACAGACGATATTCGTCTTCAAGAAGGAACTGAGCCCTGGTTTGAGCTTCTGCTTCGTAAACAAATCCTTTCTTGTTATTCAGTTCATACCAGATAACTTCATTGGCATTGACATCACCGGAAAGTGATATCGATTTTCTTTGTTTTGTGGTATGCTGAATAAAACGATCAGGATAATGAAACATTCCATATCCCCTACGTGATCTTTCACCAAAGGTTGTATAACCACCAAAGATTGTCTTGCGACCAACCTGTGTGCCGATCCATGTTGCCCAAGCAAAAGATTTACCAGGATAACATTCAAAAGTATAAAGGAACCTGTCCTGATAACCAATTGGACGACTCATTACCCTTGCATGTTCACCGTTATAGAAAACAGCGTTCATTCCCGGGGTAAGGTAATTATCCTTCAGATAGAGTTTGAAACTTCCACCTTTTGAGGTTGTGCCGGCAATATCAGTCCCGACAGAAGCCGATCCAAGAACCTCAACAGATTTCTGTATTCTTCCCATGATCTTGTAGGACCATGCATTTGAAGAAACCATTTCAGCCTGTGGAATTGGTTTGATATGAGTCTGAACAGTATCTCCACCTTTAGGTGTAAATCCGGGAGCCGTATAGCGACCTTCGCGAACTCCGGATGTAAGAAGTGTCATAAGATGCCTTTGTTCGGCATACATTATAACACGGTCGATATTGGCATTAGGATCAAGAAGATGGTTCTGAACAAGATGGAATTCCTGAGCATCACCTTCACTGACACTACCATGATAAATTTTAATTTTCATTTTTTTGAATCTTTTTAATTAATACTAATTTAAAGATCCAATTCAAACATTCCTATTCGAAATCTTCGTTCCCCCATTTTGGTTTGGAAGATCCATCATCGGATTTTCCTTTACCGGGTGAATGACCTGTCTTCTTTGTGTTACCTGCTTCATCTGTCTTATGCAATGCATTGAGATGTTTGCGGGTTGCGTTGTTAAATCCTTCTCTGCTTTTTTCCGATAATGAATCACCAATTTTCTTCATAATCTTCGTTCCATATTTGGAGAACATATATGAGGAAAACTTTATTTGTTCTGGGTTCTGTGCTAACACTTTATCAAATGTCCCGTTGTCAATGTCGCGTAGGATCAATTTTTTCGCATCAGTGGTAAGCGTTAAACCCAAAAAATTATCTTGCTTTTCAATGAACGATTTCAAGTTTGTACGGGAAACCTGAGCTTCCTGTTCTTTTCTTTGTCTTTCGGCAACTGCCTTAACTTCTCTGTCACCAACAATACTTGTTACTTCTTTGTTGATTAACTTCTTTGCCTGATCATCAATATTTGTAGCCAGGTCTTTTATTTCTCTTGTACTTAATTCTTTTATCTCTTCATCAACATCTTTCTTTGCTTCAACCTCAGTCTTTCCTTCTGACATTATCTCTCTTATCCGGACATTACGAACTTTCGTTTCAGGATCAAGTGCAAGAACATTCTGCAATGATATAATTTGCTTATTTAGAAAGAACGAATCAAGGTCTCCGCCATTTTCATTTAGATGTTTTATAACAGCTTTTGCTTCCTCCGAATATCCATCAAGCTTAAATTCCTGTTTATTTTTTTCAAGTTTAGCAGATACCTTCGATTTAAATTCCTGTTCATCATCATCTTTTTCAAGATCTACATCGAGATCTTTTGCTAATTTTTTTAAACTGATTTTTCCTGGCTCCCCGGTCTTCTCCTCTTTATCAAGAAAGATATCAAGTTCCTCTTCTTCATCTGACTTTTCTTCATCATCTTTGTTTTCTTCTTCTTTTTTCTCGTCAGTATTGTCTTCCTCTTTTTTTTCTTCCTTCTTTTCTTCCTTTTTTTCTTCTTTCTTTTCTTTCTTTCCTTCTTCAGAGGATTTATCTTCTTCAAAGATTTCTTCTTTATCTTTTTCTCCAGAGTCTTTCTCTTTTACCTGGGTATCGCCGAAAGAGAAATCATCTTCATTATCAGCGAATTCCTTTTCTTTTGTTGCCATAACTATTAAGATTAATTAAAAAAAATATATTAAAATAAACCTTCTTTCTTTTTCTCTGGTGTTGTCGCAGCTTTCCCAGATATATTTGCTGCATCATTTTGAGCCTGTAATGAATTAGTAAGTAACACAACTTCTTTCTTACCTTCAGTACGAAGAACTTCCATATCACGATCATGAGATTGGCTATCTTCACGATCAGCAACTACTTCCTGGGCCCTTTGTTCCATGTCCTTAAATGATGCTTCCTGTTTTGCTTTAATTTCTTCCTGGCGGATCCTGGATAGTTCTTCATGAGCATTATCAAGAACACGAAGTGCTGCAGCGAATGAACTCTCAGTCCAGAATCTGGCAGCATCTTTTGATCGTAATGTTCCTGCATTTATCTCTTGAAGGAATAACGGCTCGAGTTTACTTAGGATATCTTTTTCTCGTTTCCCATCGGTAACAGATATTCCATAATTATCAAAGTCAAGTTCTTTTGTTGACATCAGAAACATTTCTTCCCCATCATCAAATATAAATTGACGGTTATCTGCGCCAATATATGTTTTATTAATTTTAGTTTTTTCAACAAGTTTTGTTAATGTCCTCTCAATAAACTCCTGCATAAAATAAAAAAGGTCATATGTCATTGACCTTGATGCCTCAATATTATTTACATTGGCTGTTGCAGTGGTTGTTGCTTTTGTTAGTCCCTGGCGATTCTCATTCATACCAGTAACCCTGTCCATCACGCGTTCAATATCCATTGCCTGGTTAAGAAGAACTATAAGATTCTGATTTTGTCCAAGATTTATTGCAGATACACCAACCTTGTTACTATCAAGTTCGGTTCCTGAAACATTACCTTCAGCAGATGAATTAAAACGCACAATACCATCTTCAGATATGGAATGGATAACATCAGTAAAGTTTTTTCCTTTTGGAGTAAATGCTTCATCAAAGCCAACCATCGTACCTTTGATCTTCTTCAGTTCTCTGTTAATCTGAAAACGAATTGAGTCATATATCTTTTCGAGTTCTTTTATTATTTCCTGAACTGATACCCTAACACCATCAACAGTACTAAAAAGCATTCCACTATAATCGAAATCTACATTATACTTGTTATTCTCATTAAGGCGTTGGATAAGATTCTTTTCTTTTTTGGCCTTAGTATAAATTCCTGTATGTATCCTTGTAGCTGTCCAGAGTATTTCACGAAGATATTTCTCCACAGTATAGTTGCCAGCCTTTACATCCTTATCAATCCAATTTTTATTTTTCTTATAGTATTCTTCAGATATTATACTCATATATGGTTCCGAAGATCCTTTCGCTGGTGAAGTTTTACAATATACTGGTTCCAGTCCTTTCCACTGGATAGTATAAGTATTAATTAACTTGCTGGTGGTATTGTCCTGTGTATTTTTACCCTGATCTGAGTTAGATCCATTCTGAAGATCTTTGATAATCTTTCTTTCTTCGTCATCAAGATCGAATTCTTTATTGGTTAGAATCTCATGAGCAAACATTGGACGGACCTCACCGAGATATGGTGACTGGTCAAGAAATGGATCAGAGATACTTTCTTCATATAGAGCATACTTCGCAGGTATGAATCGATAAGTATCTATACCATTTATGTTTCTTTCAACCTTACCAAATACTTCAGATGTAATGGTGCAGTCAACGAAGTTATAGTAGAATATAGATTTTAATCTTTGTGTACGCATCTTGTCGTTGACAATACGCTGCATAACTATTTCATTTGCTAACTTGAAATTGTTTGCATTCCAGGTGTTCTTATCATCACGATTTGGAATTTTTATTCCGGGAAAGACATTATAACCAAGTTGTCTGACTTTCTCTATTTGTGGTTTAGCAAGGGACATACCAAGTAATTCTTTATACTTGGTCATCTTACGGTTCAATGCTTCCCGATTAGTAGTACTGACAGTAGGTTCAATGTTTATTTCGAGAAACTCGCCATGAAGTTGTTTTAACTTTGTCCTGCCAAGACGATACTGAACGTATTTTGTTTTTGATAGTTTCCCGGTGGCTTTTGTTACGGCTTCTATTTCTTCTTGTGGAGTAATGCCGTTATGTGAGTCGTATAAAGAGTCGATTCTTTTTATCCGCGATTCCCGGGACAACCATTGGCTGGCTGCATAATCAAGTGCTTCGTGTACTTCTTGATTCTTTTTTCCTCCAACTGAAAAATCATTTTCTAAGATGTCGGGGAAAGGCATCGCTTTAGATTAATTTTGTCAAATGTATAAAAAATATATTATATGATAAACAATATTCTCACATTATTATTTTAATCGAACTCATCTTTTTTCTTAGGGCGTTGATAGTCAAGAGATACCCATTTATTAGTAACTTCATTTTTCTCTTCTATGCTTTTTACTTCTTCTTTAATCTCATTCTTTAGTACGATATTTCCATTACTATTCACAATCCATTCAGGATCAGTGTTTACATCTGCGAAATCATCTGACTTTCTTGGTCGTGTTTTCATATCTTCCACCCTCATAATTGCATATGCGAGTGCATCTACAGAATCCCAATCAGTACCAATATATTCTTCGTCATAAGCAAGAAGATCGCGAAGCATTTCTGGAAAAGGACAAAGATCAACATAGTTTTCAACCCATGTCTGAACAACACCAAGTATCATCTCCTTTGAAAATCCAGTCATCTTAGCTCCATATTTATGAACCTGTTTTGTCTTTGGTGCATCAAAAGATTTTGGACGTATAGATAAATAATTAGTTCCACCATTTTTTATAAAATAATCGATAACGAAATCCTGTTCTGCATTCACCATCGTATTCTTCTTTAACCGATAGTAAACAGCAATCTTCAGACACATATCGAAAAATTCTTCTTTGCGCGGTGGGCGTTTGTAATAAAGAAAAACTGGATATAATCCTTTATGAATTCCTTTATCAACAAGATTAACTTTATTTCCCTGTCTTACAACGGTCATTGATCCAAGAGATCTTGATACTTGTGTAATATCCTGGTTATATCCATCAATGCCTCCTACATCAAGATCGTAATAATCTGGCATTGGTCCCTGATATTCATATCCTATCTTCCAATCTGGATCATCTTTTGTTGCCGGTCGGCATTTAACACGAAGTTCAAAACCAAGATTTGCAATATTCTGTCCTTTAGAATCAGTAACCCATTCAAGAATTACCGGCCTGTAGTTATTTGGATCTCCTTCTATCTGGAATAATTTGTCATAGATCTTTTCATCATTGAAGTTGTTTGATCCTCCTGAAGTGAATGCTTCTTCGACTGTAAGTGGATATGCCTGGTTATGTTCTTTAAGTTTCTTTTTATTTGGAAGTTTAGAATATTCGATTCTTTTCCGGAGAATATATTCTTCAGCTGCTTTTATATCTTCAACACCTACCCTTTGTTCTTTAGTAAGATGTCTAAGATTTGGTATTGAGTCAAACTGGATACCACTATCAGGATCAGTAATAAATTCTTCAAGTTTGTTTCCAAAAAATGGATAGTAAAGACGAGTTCCAGGAACCCAGAATCTTTCAAGTCCATAAGTCTCTGCATTGTCCCAGAAGTCTTTAAAATCCTTTGATGTAGATAAAATATTTCCTCCGGTGCCATAAATATAAAATGTACCAATCATCTGACTACCAAATTCTAGCGCAGGTTTTATAGACGAAACTGTTGCTCCACAATGTTTATATCTTCCTGATTCCTCAAGTATTACATCATGAAAGTATTCTCCTTCAAGTTTTGTAGGATCATCATACATTGTTTCAAAAGAAAGAATACCTCCGTATCCTGATTCGATATATCCACCAATAGGATCCTTTACTTCATAACCAATTTTATATTGCTTTTCATTGTCAACCAGAACATTTAGTCTAAAATCCTTTATAATGCTATTCTGTGTTGCATCAAACTTATTACGGAGACCAGTAGTATATGTTTCTATTCCAGCTGTGATAGCTCCGCGATATCCCTCAATGAACCGAAGACCATGAGCAAGTATTGCCTGAGCTTTTTCAGATAATCCCTTACGTCTTGCTTTAACGGATACTATACCCATCTTGCGATTCTTCTTAACCCACACGACAAGGTTATGGTATTCCAGGTCCAAATCGATATAAAATGGATACTGTGACCCATAAAGACCTTTTAGAATGACAAAGTTAAGGTAGAAATAATAACGGCCGGGAATATGGATCCCAGCCGTATCATAACCATTTATACATCGATCA